TGAATGATCGATTTTTGGATGTGGATGGAGAATTCTGGATCGAGAATTGGAAGACCAGTGAAATTCCGTGAATGACGCACCTAGAGTGTTGATAATGGAAGGAAGCTGATTGGAAGGTTCTGGTGTATGTATTTGAAATTCATTGAAAGAAATTGATTATTTTGCTTAATCTGCCACCCTTATGCGTGTGGGGGTGGCCTGAGCTTTGCCGTAGGCAATTTTCCAATGCCTATGTCCTATAATGTGTAGGGCCTAGGAGTAGGAGGGAGCGCTTGTGTTTAGGCGACGATGAAACTGTGTGCCATGAGGCCAAGACAGTCGAGGTTTTGACACTGACATAAGCGTGCGAAGAAGGTCCAATGCCAAGGAAATGTAGTTGCTGCACCGCTTTCAAATGAGTGAGAGTGGTAGTCCGATGGGCGCTACACTTGGTACCCAACGCCGTAATGGGCAACGGGGCAGCACTTCCATCTTTAGGTGACACGACAAGGGTGAGGTGGGAGAGCAGCTTGGCTTCGGGTGGCGCACCACCATTCGGAGCTGCATAGATGGCGCCTCGCAAGGCAGTCTATGTTAAATCCCGTCACTGAGGCTTCCAGCGGTGCTGTGATTAGTATCATAATGACGTCTCGCGTGTGGTGAGAGCACATGTAAGAAATAGTTATGATTATGAAAGCAAGCGGTTGGGAGTGACAACCCATGAAAGTTGTCCAGGGAAAACCATCGAGAGGTGGAAGACCTGCGGGTGCACATCCAAGCGATCGGCATTCTCAGAGCGTTTAAGACGGGGCTCCCTAAAGACTACATGCCAGTGTATGTGGGTACAGGGGGTAAGAATAACACCACTTTCGAGCTAAAGCAGCTTGGGTCCGGTCGCAGGAAGTTTGTCCCTTTGCGACAATTAGTACTTCCAGTTTCTCTTTTCCCTGAAAATATGTTTCTTCAACTTCCTAAAGCCACCATCGACCGCCTTGCTTTGACGCACGAGCATGTTTATGGTGTCAAGCCTGTCGGGCGTGTCAGTGGCGAGACCCAGCTCATCGAAACCCTTGGTGACCTGGTTCCCGCCCCCTGGGTCTCGGACATGACAGGTGTTCTCCAGCCATCGGCGACTGCGCGATTCGAGGATTTCGTGATGCCGGCGACTGTCGGGACTAGCACTACACCAAATGTCATTGGTGGTGCTTCGGTGCTGATTTCCCAGGCCAACGGGGCTGTGGGCGTCATGCCTACCACTTTTGGCGGCTATTCGGGTGCCAATCATAGTGGCACTTTTACTAACACTTCGGATGTTCAGGCCAAAAACATTCGGGTTGCACTCCCAGGTGCAACGATGCCCATGGTGACGGAGCTTTCCAACACCTTGGATGGAGTTGTGGACTCTTGTGGTTCTTATTCGCTTTTGTTCACGCGTTTGTTTGCGCTGTTGGAGGCTGTGGCGCATGGTTGGGGCTTGGCGGCTGTGCCGGCTGGTGCGCCAAACAACCCTTTGAGTGGAGGAAATATCTTTTGGAACCCTGCTGTTCCGGCGCAGCACCAGAATTGGATCAATCGGGTCGTCGGCGGAGTAGGATCGCAGGTTGACCCACTTTGTATGTTTAGGCACAAAGGAGGAATTCCCATCACAGAAGGGATTGCCAACGCACTCTACCTTGCTTGCCAACCTTATTGTGGTGTCACGCCGGCCTTGCGTGCGGCAGGGCGCCCTGGCGTTGCAGGTCGTTGCGTAGATGGCATTACCCTGGCAGTGTATGGTACGGGAAATCTGCCTGGTGTTGGAGCTGCGGTACCAACGCTGGCTAACGTGAAACAGGCCATTCGTTATTTGCAACGTTGTACTGGAGATGCTGTTGGTTTTAAGAATGGGTTTGAGATTTGGGCGAAGCGCGTAGAGTTCGCAGGGCCCGAATTGTCTCTGTTGCCTACAAATCTCAACGAGAGATTCCGCCACAATGAGACTGCCAATTTCTGTCGGATTTGGGCGATCATTTTTCGCTGCCTCTACATTCGTAAGAGTCTTGAAAATGATCCAGTAGCTTGGGGTCGTGACAATGCCAACTTCGATTTCGGCAATCTTGAATTGCAAGGTTTGGTGGATGCACTTCTTGTGCAACTGCAGGCCCGCAATCCTGCCGTCATACGCGCAGACATTGAGAGCAACCAAACCTGGAGGCGCATTAATGGTGCGAATTGGTTGAACGCTGCGCCTGAGATTTACACGAAGTGGGTTTGGGGGTATGGTGGCCACCGCAATCCCCTGGATTTTGAAAGAGCGTCAACCACCGAAACTTGGATCGACCTTGGTCGTGATGTTGGAGTGGGCGGTGAGTATAATTTCACCGCCCTGCTTGATTTGGTTATAGGACATGGCGTTGTGTTTCCTGCTGACCGAATTCCTCAACGCAATCTCTTGATGGGCGATTTTGCGATGCCAGCCGACGGTATTTACGGTAGACATGTCTACCCCATTTGTAGTGGTATACCGGCGTTCATGGGTACAGCTGATGCCGCACAATTCAAGGCTCATGGCGCTGAGGGAGTTTCCAAAATTATCTCAGTCAATGACCCTTCGCAGTTGCTATCGCGAATGTACTTTCCTGCGGTGGCTTTGAGAGCAGCTTGTAATCAGGCCTCTCACATGCAGAACAACAGCCGGTTCGCAGCTTCCATGGCTATGGGAATTGTTGATACCGGAAATGCGGTTTTTGATGATGTTTACAGTGCATACGTTGCTAGTGGGCAAGTCGTTGATACCACAGAATTGGTCCAAACCCATATTGATTTGGTTCGCGGAATCCTCGGTTGGAAAGATGAAACATCAAAATTCAGCATTGAGAATTATGGCAACTCAATCTGGACGAGTAGTGCTCGAAATCGTTTCGTCAAAGAAGTATGTTTCCACCCTTTTGTCGACTCATTGGTCCTTGGAGTCACAAGCACAATTGGTGGCTTGATCAACAGCCAGAGCATGACACTCACCCAACTGTTGCAGACAACAAGAGGCGCTTTAGCGACAATGCCTCTTGATGACAGCATTACTAGAAATGATGCTGTTGGGCTGAGTGCGTGGGCGATGGCGATTGCTGGACAGACAGTGCTTTGGCAAAGACGCCTGCAAATGTACGATGAAGACAATCGATTGACCGAGACTTCCACCTTGGATGTGATTCGACACAGTGTCCGTATATCAGATGGTTTCTATGGTCTACCGCGAGTTGATTCAGTGTACCATTGGTATCATGCTGACGGTTTAGACGCTGTTTGGACTGCCGCGGATTCTGAGGCCACGTCACCACCCGTAGCGCGAATCATTTACACAGCCAGTGGTGCCTATCGATCCCTTTTTGAAGACGGCACGGCAAATGTCACCCGCGTCGATTTTGGTGGGGGGGAACTCCAACTCATGGTTGGAGCAAATCTTGTCAATTACAGAAGGATTTTTGTCGGAGGTGGAGGCCAATGGGCATACCGAACTGCCACGCCCAACTTCAATCCAGCAGCTTTTGTTGCAGTAAATGCTACAGGTATCATCAACGATATCGGTGCTATCGCTGGCCTGCCTGGTAAATACCTCAATTGCAAGTCCACGAGTCGTTCACTGGTAAGTGGACTGAATGTGCCAGCGCGCCCTGCCTCTGGCTTTGACATAATGCTGAGCAGTTGGAAAGGTTTGGGCTCTTTGGCGAGCAAATTGAGTTTGTTTGGCTTGACTCAGATCCAACAGAAGGCTACGGCTGCGAAGCCCGGTGGCGGTAGTAGTGGCGGTACAGCTCCCACTGCGGCTTCAACAGTCAGCCTCAAGGATGGAGATTCTGTGAGTACTCTCACCAAAGAATCGGGATTAGAGAGTGAGGACAAGAAGTGAGGCGTTTCCAGACCGATCAGCTATTATACTGGTAGTGGACGTCCAATTGGTTGGAGAGTGAGTTCTACAACCGGAGAGAATGTTCCTTTGGTGCCTTGGTATGTTGTGGTGCAAGGTGAACCACTTAGTGAGGTGGAGTATATATTTTTATGTGAATTGTATGAAAGTAATGTTTGTAGTATAGAGTTGTTCAAGCGCTGGCATGACCATAGTTTTGGTGGAGTGTATCCAGAGAAATTGTGGTATGATTTGGTGCGGAAAGCCCCTTCGTTGGTAGTGGAGAGCAGTTTGTATAGTTTGAAGAATGAGCCACCTCTCAATAAGGAGGGTGTTTGTGTTTATGATCGTAAGGAAGGCTATCAGGCTGTGGACAGTAGTACACCCACGAGGATCATGGCTGACGATGTTGTTGGTGGTGTGATATTGATGTATAGTGGTGGCGGGAAGAGCCATTACATTAGGAACCATCCCGATGAGAGGTTGGTAGATGGGGATAGTTTGGTTGATTTTCCTGCTGGTTGGAGCAAAGATAGGAAGCTGAGGAAGTATGTGATGACTCAATATGAGAATAACGTCTTGCAAAGCGCCTTAGCTGGCAGGACAGTCTTGGTAAATGTCAACGATGAGAGAATCATTGATCGGTGGATGAAGGCAGGTGTGGTTGTTGGTTACGTGCCGGTTACGAAGGAAACGTTGGATTGGCGAGCTCGGGAGAAGCTTTTGAGGCCGGACCAAGTTGGACGTGCGCGCCATAGGGTTGTGTCCCAGCAAAATTGGGCCAAGCGGGGTGTGCAAGTAATTGATAGTCTAGAAGAGGCCGTTGATCGTGCAAAACGGTGTATACGTAGTGCAGACAAGCCCCTACTTCCCACCTTGTTGGCCATCATCAAGAAGAATCAATATGATGCTTCTAAACATGGTTGGATGGCGCGAAGGATCTTTCCGGGAACTAGTAAAATGTTGGACGAGAGGGAGCAGGTGAGTGTGCCTTTGGCATTAGCCATGGCGCAACAGCAGATCCAGAACCATCATTGTGGATTTGATGATGTTGGACAGGTGCTACAATTGTGTGTGGGTTTGGGTGGTCAGATGGTCACCAACGTTGTGGTTTGGTGTTGTGGCCTAGATGGAGGTTGGAGAGAATTGTTGAGAATACAAGCACTTTTTGGATTCTTCAACGGCGATTTGAAACAATTCATGGAAGTCACTAAAATTTTCCATGGATTAGTGCGCAACACGGATGATGTAAGTTGGTTTGATGGTGTTTATAGTGCTGACCACTACATGTACTTCAATCTGCTTCCTGGTCGCTTCTTCTTCTCGCATCTGAATTTCAAGAGTGAACTTACAAGTAGGATGACCCCAGGCCGACCTATCAATGATAGTGTCTATGGGCAGCCTGAAGGTAGTTTTGAAAACTTGGTGGAAAATGTCATTGATTACCTCAGCCACCTTTTTGCTGAAGGGAGTGTGGCACAGGCACATGTAGATTTAGAAACCTTTTGTGCTGATTTCTTAACATGGAGCACTTCAGGTAGTGCGCCTAACCGAGGCTTGGTGCTAGTCATGCCAGACGGTTCTGAGATGCGCAGCAGCGGTGGTAACAAATCAGCGCAACTCAATCGTATGGGGGTTGCTGGTATTTTGGAATGCTTGGCTATGGATCCTAGCTGCGTGGGACAACCCACTTACAAATTTGAGGCAGGTAAGTTGCGCATGTTGCTGCCGGGACCGATGTATCATTGGGTGGTTGAATCTCTGGCGCTTTGGGGCGGTGAAGGACATGTCCTCAGAGGAGTTCCTGAAATCGCATTGGAACAAAATAGTTATATTGAATTTGTGCAGATGACGAATCGTCTTACTAGTACGGCCGGCGATATGGCGCGCGCTTGTAGTGATTATGCTGACTACAACATTCTGCACACCTTTGAGCGTATGAAGAAATTGTGGTTGAGTCACGCTGAAGCTCTTGATTCAAGGTTACGATTGCCCGATGACAAAATGGCAGACGACAAGGACAGCATTTTAAACTTTGTTCGGCAAGCATGCCGTTGGACAGCTGCAGCATTGGATGATGTACGTGCTAAGATTGGAGCTGAGGAGTACGTGAGGTTAGTCAGAGGTCTATGGACTGGCTGGCGAAGTACCATGTATATTAATGTAACGTTCAATTTCGCTTACACCACTGCTCAGAGATTGCTTTTCATTAGGAAATATGGCATGGATCCACTCTCTAGATATAATGTTTTAGGAGATGATATGGAAGGTGATTCACCATCACTTTGGACTGCGTTGAAATTTGTTAGCTTGATCGATCCTTTGGGTCTGGATGCTCAAGCAAGTAAGCAGATGGTGAGTATGAGGCGTGCTGAATTTTTGAGATTGATGTACAGAGATGGGGCCACTATTAGTGGTAGCTATTGTCGCGGCATAACTGGTTTTACCTCGGGTGACACTCAGACCAGTCCACGGTATGCGGGAATAAAATCAGCTCAGAATGTCTGTGATGGAATCAATCGGTTGATTCGCCGAGGCGGTTGTTCGATTAGGTTGGAGGAGATGAAGAATCTACTTGTTAAGCACTGGTGCGCCGTTAAAGTCAACGGTAACACATATCGACCTACTAACTCGGTACTACGATCGCCTACTTGGTTGGGGGGCATGGGTATTTGCCGTTAC